CTTTTGGCGACTTGCCACCAACTCGAATGACTCAACAACGTCACTATACTTGTCGACATTTTTATATTAGTGCAGAGTTTCCCCTGCGGGCACCCACTTCTAGTAGTGTTGGGGGGACTTTATTAATAAATAAAGCTACCCCCCCAAATACCCCTGCCGAAGGACCTAGAGGTTTTAACTAGGTTTGCACCCTATTGGTGCCGGCGAGCCTGTATGTGTGTCAAACTACTAGAATTGGTATCAAAGCAATCACGACGAGGTGGGTGTGTAGATGTAGAACCACCCAGCATCAAACGTAGTCCCAGTGGTTAGGGTGGTGATGACCGAAAACGTTGCCGTAGTCGACCCGGTCACAACCCTCCCGACAGCATGTCCACAGATCGACGAATTAGCACCTGGACGGTCCAATGACGATTGTGTATGCTGTGCTGTCGAACCTGGAGTGGCCGGAGTAACATCAAAGTTACTCGTGGCGATAGATGACGAGTTAAGGTTGTCAGACTGAAGATAATACATCAGAATAATATCCTTGTCGGCCTCGACATTATCTATCGTTACCGTGACGGCGGCACTGCTGGTACCATTGAGTTGACCAGCGACAGTAACGTTCGGAGACGTGAACTGTGAAACCCACCCCGTCCCACCGGTGGAGTCATAAGCCTCCGAAGCAGACCAATAGCTAACGTCGTAGCCTTGGCTCGCCGGTGGTGCGACAGTAATCGGTAGGATAGGCTTGAGCAGTTCGATCTCGTACGTCACCCAAAGCTGGCCAATGGTAACATCGGCCGCCGTCGACAACCCCTCTGTGGCTACCTGCAACTTACCCATGTCATAGAACCTCTTGTCAGAGGTGGAGCCTGAATCGGCTGCCGGATCATAGACATAAAATGGGTCGTTCCGCCGCAACGCAGTGGCACATTCAATAGGATGCAGCGCACCTTTGCTGGGCTTAACGGCCACAGCATACTCGCTGTTCTCCATCTGAAGTGCAGACGTGTACGGCAGATCGTTGACGTTGTAGTTGGTAGCTAGGATCACCTGTCCCATGCCACCACCAGCGGCATAATCTGAGGTAAGTGGCTTGTAAACTGCCACCATTCCCAGAATCTTATACTGCTGGTAGTTGCGGGCAACACCCGACAACCAGGGAAAGAGGAGCTCATTCCCTGGATTAATGTCATAGGTCTTGTTGGTAAAAGTGGTCCCTGAGGACTTGACATTAGCAACAAACTCCCGGTGCTTAATGACAGTCTTGTCAGGTTGGTTGGTGAAGTGGGGGACCTCACCGCCATGAGTAGTGGCGGCGCCTCCCACCTCATAGTCACCCACACCCGTAATGGATGCTAGGTAACGACCCGCCGCGGCACCCTTCGGCCCGAGCATGGCTCCACCCGCCGCGGCAAATGTACCGGGGGGTAGAGCGACGCGCAGGGCCTTGGATACCGCCGCACTCACCATGTTTCCCAAATTCTGGGGCTTCGTCTTCGTCGTGTTCGCTTTAATTGGCGCATTAGGTGTGTTGCGCCTATTGCTATTCCTAGCCATTGTGCGTGTTTATTTATATATAGCCTGTGTTGTGTCTTCCTACTATATTATCGGGAGCGGTAGGAAGAGCCCTGGGCTTTCGTGGTTCATTTGTCCATACTGCATATTTCGGTACATCTCCTCAATCACCTCCTGCTCCCGAGGCGTAACGCCGAAGGTGTTGTAAAACGAAACACGGTTCTCAACCGTGACGTTCCCAGATGATGACATATCTTTGCACAAGTAGTAAAGTCCAGTACCGTACAGTTCATCCCGATTGAACCTCGACGCTCTTGGCATTGAGCCATAAAACGCGGAATAGATCGGGACGGAACCGTAGCATGCCAGCCCACCGACGGCTACTTGCTTGATCCACCGCTCGGCTTGATCGATTGTTTTGAGACAATAACAATCTTTGCTCAAAGCATCGAGCTTGCGGACCATAAGCCACCTACCGTCAATGAAGCAAGGCTGCGTTTGGCAGAACTCAATATGCTCAAACTTGTCGACAATGCCTTCTACTTTCAACGTGAAACCCATGGTGTTGAACCAATCAGTTGGTGAAAGCATGGTGGGTGGAATCACCCGGCGTTGAATGGTGGTGTACACCTTCGACCAGTTTGTCGGGTCAACTACCGCTAGCCTCTTAATTTCCTCACGCCCCCCCGTACGGTCCTTCATGTCGGCATAGGCTGTGCGCGACATGATAACCACACAATCATCCCCATTGTCAACGAAATTAACGTCAACACGTGGGGTGTAGCCCAAGTAGTCCACGTAGTACGAATAAAGAAGTCCACACATTATAAGTTTGTTTCCCAATGATGTGTTCATATCTCCACTCATCCGTGAACCGCGTTTGTTGTAGCTAATCTTGTGTAGTTGTCCGGACTCGTCCAAAACGTATGCCCTACCGACGTTACGTATCGTCGAGTTAAGGCACCAGTCAAGGGTAGCGTAATTCGGATCATTCTGAAACATATGGCGGTATGTTGTGTGTTCCCAACCGAGAGCAACGTCTGAAATGTGCTGGTCCATCCTCGACAGGTCTAACGACACTGC